AATCCTGACCACCCACTGTGATATTTCCTTTGTAATCAGGGTGTTTCTCTGACTCTTTTTTATCGTTCTTGAACAAAACGCCTGAGTTATCTTTCTTTTCCATTACATTTCCTTCGCTTTCTTTAACGCACTTCTTACTTTACTGGGTAGGAGTGTCCACAATGCAATCTTTTGTTCTGCATCGAGGTTCTCTCCTTCCAACTTATCCCAAGCTGCCTTGGGGTCACCTTGCTCACAGGTAGCAATCAATTCAACTGCCATCTCTTGCAAGTACTGTAATTCCTCTGGAGGAATATTATCTTGTGCGCCTTGAGTAGGGCTAATGATGACCTTATCTTCTTTCAGGGGAGCAGAAGAGTCTAAGGCATCGTGTTCAACGATTTCCATTGCTGAAACCCACAGATAGCGCCTGGTATACGTTTCTACCGCACCAAGGTTCTGAATCGGGTGGCATCCCTTTAGATTGGCTTCTGCCATAGGGCTTGTCAGCTTGATCTCTGTACTGTCTTCAGTATCGGTAATGGTTAGGGTTGCTAGTTCTTTATCGAACGATACAACACCGCACAGACCTACTCTGGCAAAGATTTGATTGATTGTTGGTAAAAAGTCACCAAGCTCGAAGTATGAATACCCCGCAAACTTGTTGTGGCCTGACTTCTTTAGTGGTGCTTGTTGCAAGAGAATCCTTGCATCCATTAACTTTTTATGTACACCCATGATTAACTCCTTTGATTTTCATCTAACTCTTGTTGAATAATTAACTTTTGTTGTTCAATATATAAATCCTTGAACTTAGTAAAGTCTGCTTCTTGGCAGCAAACTATTTTATCCCCTTTGATTGCCAGGCAATAGGGGCAGTAGTGTATGTCTGAGAAATGTTCAGAATACTGTTCAAATAGTGTTTTCATTAGTGGAAACTCTCGTAAGCCATTGTCCACAGAACATCACCCGCCAGATCGGTAAGTTTATTCAACTCATCTTCTGTCAATGGTGTTCCATCTTCATAGCATCCACTTGAAAAGTAGGCATCAGCAAAGTCTGGAAAGTCCCTGCTATCTACTCCATCTACTTCTAGGTCTACAACCTTTTTTCCATTAAGAATTGGCATTATTCGCCCCTCGCTTTCATCATTGCGTCTGCCATAGCGTAAGCATTGATTGAACATTTTAGATTTGCATCTGGATGTGGCATTCCAAAAAATGTTGTTTCAGAATCTATGCGAATAAATTCTTGCATAGCCTTAGCCGCAAAGTAGTCACGCAAGGTCATTCCATTCCACGTAGGCAAATGCTCTTCATACTGGCAAGGAAAAGCTGGTTGATGTTTCATATTCACTCCTGTAGGTTTATTAAAATGTGGGTTTTTTGTTGCCCACACCGATAATGTGCCACATGGATTCCTGAATTTCTACTAGGGTTTTCCCGTATTTACGCAACTTTTTTCTATGCTAATCTAAAAAGACTTGTCCTATTAATAAATAGTCCCTCTGTCCCCTTTCCCCTTCTCTTCCCTCTTATGAACATCGAAAAAATTGAACTCCAATGTGCTGAAACCTTGCTTGCTTATGCAGAGACAATGGCTGACGCTTACACCAACCAACCAGAGGACACAGAGGCTACTTTGACCGCTTTAATTGGCAGAACACTAGAACTACACCTAAACCGCAAAATCAACCTGGAGAACCTTTACAAATGACCCAAGAAGCAGTTATCAGAGCATTACAAAATGGCCCACTTACTTCCTACCAAATAGAGGACTTAACTGGCATCCCAAGACTATCCATTGCAGCTTGTTGCACAAAGATGAGCTATAAGAAGAAATTAAAAATTGGGAAAATTAAGTTGGGTCGTTCTTGGGTTTCTCAGTACACGTTAGAGCCACACATGATTGAGGCTGAAAAGGTAGAAGAGCCTCGTGATCTGCTAAACCCTTTTGACATCAGAAACGCTAAAGGAATCTTTACTAAGTCTGAATATGCGTCTATGAACGCCCAAGCTATTCGTTTGTTTGGCAGAAAACCAACAAATGAAATTACCAACAATCAATTTATTTGATACAATGTTTTGAAGCATGGATAGATACGAAGTCATGAGCGTATCGAAAAGAGAGCCTCCCCTCCTTCCATTGTTTCTTTTTGCAAGAGGGAGGACAGAGCGAGGAAAATATTATGGCTACCAAAGTCGACATCTGGATGCCGCTATACATAGCGGATTACCTTTCTGCAACCTCAAGGTTGACCACAGAACAGCATGGTGCATACCTGTTGCTCATCATGGATTATTGGAAAAATGGCGCACCGCCTGACAATGACCAAGTTCTTGCACAGATAACAAAACTATCTCCAGATGCTTGGAGCAATGCTCGGACTATGCTTCAACCATTCTTTGAAGTACACAATGGTTTGTGGGTTCAGCATCGAATTGAGACTGAAATGGTCAAAGCCAAACACAATAAACAAGCAAATGTTAAACGTGGGAAGGCTGGCGCTGAAGCTAGATGGAAGGAAAGAAATGCTCCAAGCATAGATGAAGCATCCTCGGAGGTATGCTCGGCAGATAGCACATCACCTTCACCTTCACCTTCACCTACATCTAAACCTTCACCAATAAAAATACATACGCCTGAAGGCGTTTCAGATTCTGTTTGGCAAGAGTTTGTTTCTCATCGTAAGTCAAAGAAAGCTCGTGTCACTCAGTTGGTTATTGATGGCATACAAAAGGAAGCAACTATTGCAGGGTGGTCGTTGGAAGACGCACTGAAAGAAACCATTGTCCGCAACTGGCAGTCTTTCAAAGCTGATTGGGTTAAAGATGAAAACCTAAGCAAAACAGGTCAAATGAACCAAAGAGTTATCTCTGGTTTAACAAGAGGTTTAATCGGAGGTGGCAATGTCAAACTACTCGGAAACTGATTTCTGCACAGCAGATCAAGGATTAGATTACATCTTTGCGAGAATGATGGCTATCTTTGGAACACCATTTAATCGCCACTTTGATGGCATAGACCCAGAGTTTGTTCGGCAAGAGTGGAAAAACCAACTAGGTCGATTCCTGACATACCGCCCAAGCATGGACTTTGCTATTGCCAAACTAGAGGGTGAGTTTATTCCGAGTGCCATCAAGTTTAGGAATCTATGCAATGCTGGCCCTGCAATTCCTGTTAAGACTGTTGTTCAGATTGAACGCAAGAAAACGCTGCATGAGCAAATTCAAGCCGACAAAGCCAAAGCAGAAGCCTTAGCAAAGTTTGCTCAATTTAAAAAGCAATGGAACGACCATGAGCCACTATGACGCACATAAGCTGCTAGACAAAGTTAAAGAGGGTGTTCCTTACCCGCTTCATCTGATAAACAAAGCACTGGAGTTAACAGGTGACTTGGACTAGGGTATACACCTATGGCATACAGTAGAAAAAACATCTCCAATGCAGGAGACAGAGTTGTTCTAGAGAAAGCCGAAGCAAGGGAAATATACCGAACTTGGCAATCAAACAGAGATAACGATTTTGTTCGTGCCAGGCTTGAGCGTTGCGAAAAAATATATGGAACTGGTGCTAGAGATAGAGTCAGAACTTACATGGGAATGATGAAAAACGGAACACTTGAATAGGCTTAAATATGAATTTACTACTTGAAACATCGGTTGCTTGGCAAAAGCAAATACGGGAAAAGCGTAGAACAGAGAACTTAGACTCTGACTTGCTTGGAAACTGGTGGTCAAAGATTGATACCGACATTAAAAAAGCAGAGGTGCGTGAAGTAAGTTATCAGATGGCTGAAAAGATCATCAAAGACTACGAATGGCTTGGATGTATGCCAGCAGTTGTTTGGCATTGCTATGGAATCTTTTTTGAGGGGTTTTGTGGTGGAGTTGTTTGTTATGGCCCTGAATACTCTGAAAACCTTGGAAAGATAACAAGAGAAAAAGGTTTAGCTGGTGCAGATTGGAGTAAGTATGGCTATGAAGGAAAGATGATTCTGTTAAGCAGGGGTGCTTGTGTCCATTGGGCGCACCCACATAGCGCAAGCAAACTTATTCGCCAAAGCATGAAGATGCTGCCCAAAAAGTATGAAGTTGTTACTTCTACTGTTGACGAAGCTGCTGGAGAGATTGGGACAATTTATCAGGCTTGTGGCTTTCATTACGTTGGCTCAATGCGTGATGGCAATCCTAATGTCAAAAGTAAAAAGCTAGATCGGGATGGATGGCTTATCAATGGCAAGATTTGGACATCAAGAAGCATTAGATCGGTTTGCGGTAATACACAGATTGAGAATATTAAAAGATACTTTCCCACTGTTCAAAAAGTAAAGCAGCATAGCAAGGGTAGATATTTTGCTTTTATTGGTGGCAAGTACACGCAAAAGAAACACTTAGCTGCTATTCAGCATTTAGTGAAGCCCTATCCAAAAAGAACGGAATGTACATGACTTTTATGGTGACTTTTATGGTGGAAGGAACACCAGTACCCAAAGGCAGACCAAGGTTTGCTAGAAGGGGCAAATTTGTGTCAACTTACAGTCCAAAGACTACTGTTGACTATGAAACTAAGGTCAGCGAGGCGGCACAAGTGGCAATGGGCAGTAGCGAACCCCTAGAAACCCCTGTGGGTGCGTACATCTACATAACTTTACCGATTCCCGCTAGTTACAGTAAAAAGAGAACCCAAGCCTGTTTATCAGGAGAGGAACGCCCAACAAAGAAAAGTGACATAGATAACTTCTGCAAAGCGGTATTTGATGGGATGAACGGGATTGTTTTTGTAGATGACAGTCAGATTGTTTCACTTCATTCTACGAAGGTCTACGGGACTGTTGGCATGGTTGAAGTAATGGTGAAAGAAGAGCTTATCTAAGGGTAAGTCCCAATAGAAAAACAAACAAATAAGAGTAAATTAAAGGTTTTAACAAGGGTGAATATTATGAATACATGGGAATTTGACACAACAATCGGTCAGGGTAGCGAAGTAGTGACAGTAGTTTATGAATACGAAATGGACGAGGACAAATCCACCTATAACGAATCAATCAAAGAAGTTTGGTTTGAAGGGCGTGATATTGTTGGATGTATGTCACAAGAGGCTTGTGCTGAATTGGAAATGGAAGCAGCAATGCGTTTTCAGAATCACAAACTCAACTACAAGATGGAGGATGTATGAAGTTAGATGAACTCGAAAAGATGGCAAAGGAAACAGCCGCCTTTGGTGTTCATCCAAGTGGTGAATTCATTTACTCTTTTTACACTGAGCAATTACAAGCCTTTGCCAAACTGGTAGCAGAGCATGAACGCCCTTGGATTGGGCTAACCAGTGATGAACTAACAGATTTGTTTTATAACGAAAACTTAGGTCAACAGAGTGCAGTAGGGCAAGCCATTGCATTATTGAGGGAGAGAAATGAGCGATAACAACCCCCATAAGGCGGTGCAATTCCTGATTGACACTGCACCCCTTTATTCCAAGGCCAAGGCCACTAGGATGTACTTAGAAGAATTCAGGAAAAGTCGCAAGGCTCAGCTCATGAGCCAGGCAGGGACTGAGGTTTTGGGGAAGCAGGAAACCTACGCCTATGCTCATGCTGACTACATCGAAATACTCGAAGGAATCAGGGAAGCAGTGGAACTAGAGGAACGCTATCGTTGGCTAATGACAGCAGCACAAACCCGCATCGAGGTATATAGAACTGAGCAATATAGTGCTAGGCATGAAATAAAAAACACCCAATGAACAACAAACTAAGCGCAAAGCATAGATTACATATTGGAAAAGTGAAGCTATTGCCATGCTCAGTGTGCGATCAACATGGGCCAAGTGACGCACATCACATAGAGCAAAAACTACAATATTGCGTGATAGCTTTATGCAGGGATTGTCACAATAGTTGGCATGGCACTAAGGCTATATGGCGGGTTAAAAAAATGGATGAACTGGCAGCCCTTGACGTTACCATTCGCAGATTGACGCAGGAAATGCCCCTAGAAGGCTATTCTGAGCCGTTTTAAGCCGTTTTTTGGGCTTAGTGCATACCAACTATGCTTGACGTAAAAAAAGAGCCTAAAGCCCCTTTAATTTTAGACGTAAAAAAACCCGCTTTTTAGGGCGGGTCTGAGGGTTTAGCGTTTATTAGTTAAATGATTTCATTCTAGGAAAATAAGGGGCATAAAAACTTCTATTTTCTCCCCTTCCCCTTCCACTTGCATCAATTATCACCAAATTAACTTGGCTGAAACTATTTTTAATAGCAGTTTCCTTTTTAATATGCCCAGCATAAACCCGCATATAACTGCCATTAGGTGTGTTTTTAAAACAATATGATTTTTTCAAATAAGACATAATAAACCTTTCATTTTTTGCCTGAGAGTATTCGCAGAATTAGGGCAATGCAAGCATAGATCACACGCCAACCCTTTCAAGACAATCTAGGGCATCAGCTTTGCATTGTTCAACTTGATCTACTGTTAAACCTTGGGCTATTTGTTCTGCTAGATCACTTGCTTTTTGTGCTTTTTGGTCATCAGGGGCAACTAAGGCCAACACCAGGCATTGTGTGAGTGCTTCAATTTGACTCATGCTGTCACCTCTGCACATGATTCGCATTGACTATCGAACTGGTTTGCGTATTCTTCTAATTCAAAATATGTCTTAAATTCGTGTTCTTCACCACATTCAGGGCATGAGTAAACCCAAAACACGTCAAACCCAATAGAGCACGCAATGCAGCCAGCCCAATCTTCATCCCAAACCCAAACATTGCCCGATGACTCATTCAAACCAGCTTGCGTATAAGGTGAAGTTATCAAGCCAGCTTTACGAATAGCAACAAAACAATCTGCTAAACGCTCAAGATCAGCCCCTTGAAATTGCTCAAAAAGTGAAGTTTTATCGATTCTTTTCATGTTGACACCTATAAATTGAAAACCTTGGGAAATTCCAAGGCCATTGACCCCTATAAAAAGGGTCAACAGTCTTAAAATTAAGCGGTTTCAGTGGTTTCTACGGGCTTCACTGAGGGCAAATAACACCATGCTGGCACTTTGGCGGGTGCAAATTCACGGGTAGGCATGATAACCCCGATAAATGCATCGTCCATCTGAGGGAAAGAGACAATAGAAGATTGACTACCCCGTTGCAAAACCATTGGAATTTGACGTTTTCCGTATAGTTCCTCAGATACATCCATAAAGCGGACAAGTAGATCAGGGTTAAATGTTGAGGGTTTTACATCCTCATCCTTGAAAACCATGGGAATAACTCGATCAGTATCGGGAAAACGTGCATCATGGGCAGAAAAACGGGTTGTCGATTGACTATCAATGCACTCTACTGCAAAGCCCTCAACGGAAAAACTGAGCCATTCGTCGCCTTGCTTTTTAGTCCCTTTGAGTTTTAAAAGTGCATCAGTAGGCAAAACAACATTTTGCTTTGTGTCTGACCTTATGCCATCGATAAGCAAGCGGCCTAGAACGTGCCCGTCAGTGGCCTCTATATACGTGCCCCGATTGTCCCTGACTACGTTAATGCCTTGCAAATAGTAGCGAATATCTTTTTTAGCCGCTAAGTGAAGCATTGCACGGATATCTTTGCGCTTGATTGAAAATTTCATGTGAACACCTTTTGAATTGAAATGATGCGACAGTGCATCGAATAAGCCCAGCCCGTGAGCTTACCCGCTAGATTGTCAGTTTTCAGGATATACCGCAACTGAGGTAAACCCGTAGTCCCATTGTGCGAGGTTTCCATCTTGCAAAGCATCAAAAGCCCTAATAATTGTGGCTTGAGTTGCATACACTTGCAAACGGGCAAACGATAAAGCCTCATTGATAGAAGCAAACGTTTTCTCTGAGTTGCCTTGAATGTGAACGATAATTTTCATTTGAACCCCTTATTTTACTAAAACGTCAAAATAAGCCATGAGGCCAATACAGAGACACAATCCCAAGGCGATAGCCGTTAAGTAGTCAAGTAGAGTGTTTTTCATTGTGAAGCCTTTTGAAGTTTTGCGATCTGATCTTGAGTGTCATCTATTGCAAGGCGAATTTGTGCCAAGGAATCCCAGTCACCCTCTGAAAAGCAGAGCTTATCTTCTACCAATAAAAACATTAAATGTTCTTCGAGCTTGAATAAAGTGGTCATTTTTAACGCCTATTTGTTGCACGTTCCGATTGAACGCATGGGAATAATAGCAACAAAAAAGAAAAAAAACATAGGGACAAACCCTAATAAAGTACAATTATTTTAATTTAATTATTCAGGGGATGGAAATGGCGGGTAGACCCTCAAGCCCTCAGACAAGGAATTTTCTCAGAAGATTGTCAGACCCTCAGAGAATGATACTGTTGGCGGCTGGAAATGGTGACTTGTCCAAAGGTTTTGAAAACGTATTAGACCTTTATCAATACGCCCACAATGAGGGATATAGATCAGGCATGGAATTGAATTCCTTACAAATAGGGCGCGCAACAACAGACAACCCCGATACAGATCAATCTATTGTAGGTAAGGTAAGGGAATCAATAGGGAATGAATAGGATAGAACACTGACAAACAAAAAGACAAGTACCCTGAAAAGCACCCGCCACTACTCTCACTGCATGAAACGTTAATGAGAATCATTCGCATCTAGACCACTAAGGGTAAACCCTATAAGGGCAATTACCTAGGTAGAAACCCTTAGGTAGAAACCCTAGGTGGTGAGATGTATGGGGGGGGAGGGGGTAGGTTGGGTTGGTAGATATTTGTGGAGCCACCATCCCTCAGAAAAAGCTAAAATGAACTAATCCATTCCAAGGAGGACAAAATGGAAAAAAGAGGAAGAGGAAGACCCAAGGGGAGCGTCAAGATGACCATACAGAGGTTTGCTGACAATCCACCCCTTGTACTACCTAAGACAGACCATCAACGTCTCAAGGAGCTTAAAGAGCTGATGATTAGGAGTGGAGGTAAGGATGTGGCTCAGAAGGTTATTGAGATAGCCCTTAATGATGAGCATCCCCATCAATTGGTAGCACTCAAGATGTGTCTTGATAGGACTCTCCCTGTTTCTTTGTTTGAAAAGGACAAGAGTCAGAGAAGTGCCGTAACCATCAATATCACTGGTTTAGGGCAAGAACCGATTATTGTTGATGAACAACCTGAAGATGTAGAGGCTAAATATGGCTGATCTGAACTTCTCTCTACTTCCTTGGCAACAAGAGGTATTTAAGGATACGACTAGGTTTAAGGTTGTGGCTGCTGGGCGTAGGTGCGGTAAGTCACGTATGGCAGCGGTTACCCTACTGATTGAAGGACTCAAGTGTCCACAAGGCTCTGCGGTTCTTTATGTTAGTCCCACTATGGGACAGAGTCGTCAAATCATTTGGGACTTACTGTTAGACCTTGGTAGAGAGGTTATTCAAAGCAGTCATGTGAACAACCTAGACATTACCCTGATAAACGGAGCTAGGATATACGTTCGTGGTGCGGATAGACCTGATACCCTTCGTGGTGTCTCATTGACCTATGCCGTTCTCGATGAGGTAGCCGACATTAAACCTGAAGCATGGGAACAGGTCATCCGAGCAAGTTTGTCTGATAAACGGGGTAGAGCACTCTTTATTGGCACTCCCAAAGGGCGCAATTGGTTCTATGACACCTTTAAGTTGGGCGAGTCAGAGGATGATCCTGATTGGAAATCATGGCACTTCACCACTGCTGATAACCCCTTGATTGACCAAGCAGAGATAGATTCCGCTAAAAAGACCCTAAGTTCTTTCGCTTTCAAGCAAGAGTTTATGGCTTCTTTCACCAATGCGGGTTCTGACATCTTCAAGGAAGAGTGGATCAAATACGGGGTAGAACCTGAACATGGAAGCTATTACATCGCTGTTGACCTTGCAGGGTTCGAGGAAGTTGCCAAACAAGCAGCCAATTCTAAGAAGCGGTTAGACGAGTCTGCTATCTCAATCGTTAAGGTGACAGACGATGGGAAGTGGTTTGTTGAGAAGATTGAACACGGACGTTGGGACATCCGAGAGACCGCCTCTAAGATACTGATTGCCATTCGAGACTACCGACCTTTAAGTGTGGGGATAGAGAGGGGGGCGTTAAAGAACGCTGTTTTGCCCTACTTATCGGACTTGATGCGTAAGAACAACACCTATGCTCACATCATAGATTTGACCCACGGGAATAGAAAAAAAGCAGACAGAATCATCTGGGCTTTACAAGGTAGGTTCGAGCATGGCAGAATTGTGTTAAATTCGGAAGAAGATTGGGATGAGTTTGTAGACCAGTTAATCCTGTTCCCTGCTCAAGGAGTCCATGATGACTTGCCTGACTCCCTCAGTTACATTGACCAACTGGCTGTTACATCTTACATGGAAGAAGATGATAGTGAGGATTGGCAACCTGTAGATATTATTAGTGGGGTATAAGAATGGAATTCCAAGAACCTAGCGACTCAGACAAAGAGATAGTTAACTTTGTTGTCAACCATTGTGACAGGTGGAGGGATTGGAG